CCTACCTTGAGATTACCTACTCAAAAGAGCAGGGATCCAACCGCGTTTCAGCCGATCCCGGTACGGTACCGGGTATTCGTGCTTCGTTTCACTATACGATTCTCCTCCTAAAGAGCAGAGCCGACATAGCGAATCTTGTACATGCCACCAGGCATGCGTGTGTAGCCTCTCTGAGACTGCACTTAACAAGTATGTCTCCGTCTCGTATCTATGGAGTGCACGGTTAAACCGTACCTTTCCGTAAGATAAGAGTTTATCGAAGTCATAGTCTACGTACTCGTATATACCTTGGCCTTGAGGGTTATTGGATAGTTGAAGTTCAGAACTTCGACGACCAATTATTCCTTTTAGGTTCCGGCGTACACGACTATATAGATACGAAGCAAGATGCTCAAATCCATTAATGCGTGATCTCTTAGCGAGGTCACACAGGGATAGGGCATCCGAAACAGTGACAATGTCACCTACCTTACAACGAAGAGGTGTAATATCGGTGCCAAATATGGCCTCGACACCACAGGACTCTCTGAAGAGTCCACGTGCAAAACACTTGGTCGCATTGGGTACTAACCCAGCACGAACAAGAGATTGTACGGCAACTTCGTAGTATTTTGTAGGAACGATGATGTCATCACCGAAGACATAGATATCATCACAGTATAAACCGTGACGACAGCGTATGCCCGCACGAACAATAGCCCAGAAGACAAGACTTTCCACGGGGAAAGTCGAGGCATTCCCCATTGGGAAAGCCTTCTGAAGGGCTATATTACCACGTGTCAGTGTATCAACACTAGTAGCACGACAGGAGTTGAGGTAGCGAGAAGAGGACCCAAATAGGTACTCAACAAGCTTCCAAGATACCCTATCGCTAGCCTCCTTAAGATCAATGGTAGCAAAGCTACCTGATAATGAAGAGGATAATGCGAGAGCGCCATTAACAGACTGATCGGTAAAATGAATTCTACCGTGAGTTGTTGGATGGCGCTCTATAGCAGCTTCTAGTATTCGTCTATGACCTTGTTGAATCCAGACAGCCTCACAAGGGTGCACGCAAATTAAGCGTGGACCCCTGGAGTCTTTTGGAACACAATCAAGACGAGCAACGATGCTCGCTCTTTCGACTAGTTCATCCTGGCGGGCTACAATTGACTCATCCCAAAAATTGGGAAGAGCGCAAAAGTAGTCTGCGAACGGGTAGAACTCTTCAATCGAGTCATAGATAACTGCGAACTTCGATTTATTGCATGGTCTACGGGGCGGATAAACCGACCCTGGACCATGCGATGGTCGAATGTCGAACCAGTTGAGGCGGTATATAACCTTCCCAACTAGTGCACGAGCCTCGCGAAAGAGAGGGCTATTTTTCATCTTACTATCAAAGTAAGAATCGAAAGCACCCACTCCTTCCTCGGCATCAACAAAGGCTTGCTCTGCAGCAAGTATTTGAAGATTAGTAGGTTCGAGCTCGGCCTTGTAACAGAACACAAGACATTGGTGCAGTAGACCGAATTCCTTACAGAATTCCTTACGGAATTCAATAAGAGACGGGTCGTCGAGGTTGGCACAACCAAACCGACTTAATACGTGGTGGACACAAATCCACTCGTACAAAGGGGCGAGGTGGCCAAACTCGTGCTTATTGCTGGGATCAAAGATCCCGGTATCAGCACATTGCAACAACTTCTTGTCTAACAATGGCGCCTCGTTGAGGAGCCAGTCTGTAATGTCGTCATCAGGGACGTCCAAGTGGACCCCCGACTTATGCATTACGTCTGTTAGCAGGCGTTTATAGGACTGTATTAGGAACCTATTCATATTATGATACTCCTGATCTGTTAATCCGAGTGTTACTCGGAGGTCCGAGGGATTTCAGGGACCTACCGGATTGGTAGGTTTACGAGAATCCCTCTTATGCTTAATAATGAGAGTAGTATCGCTACTACCCTCGATTTTCCCAGAGAAATCTGGGAGCTCTGCACATCCGGTAAGGATGCACAGAACGAGGATAGCAATGATCAATCTCATCGCAGTTTTAGTGCCTTCAGGATAGCAAGAACCGTCTGATAAGACGGGATGCATTCATGGGACACTACTCCACTACCTTCAATGGTAAGGATACGGCCGACACCATTCTGCAAAGCAGGATAGTATCGGGAAACCGTAGCCGCCGTATTGGTAGCGAGAGCTTCGGGATATGATCCAGGCTTCAATGGAAAGTACATAGTACCTCCTTGATTACTGTTGCTTCGAGACGAAAATTTCGTCGGGAAGGTCCAGACCTGTATCATCTTCTTGAATAACCTGCGCGATTCTTTCGACGACCGCAAGGACGTCGGCGGAACCAATATTAGCATCAGACAAGACCTTAACGGTCAGGGTTGCTTCGACCGGGGCGATTCGCCCATCGGTCAGTGCGACGTGACGTTCAAACTTCACTTGTGACTGAACACCGGGCAACTTAGTTTTGTTGTCGATGTATTCACCGTGACGTATCCGCATGATCTCAGGGAGGTTTACACCTCTCGAGATTTCGCGGCGCTCCGAGCCATTAACTTTATCGTTATAGGCTTGGGTGAACGTTAACGTACTGATTGTGAGGTCAGCATTCATTGGATAGTTCCTTCTTGTTGTTTGCGCTACCACCCCTGTTTGGGATAGTAGAGCGTCGTAACACTAACGACGTTTCGCCGCCAATTGGCGGATCAGTGCAGCTGTTAAAACTGCCTGCTTCTTTCCAAAACGACCGGACTCCTTGATATTAGTATCTTGGAGTACGGATTTCCGGTGGTAATCAGTTAACTTAACATGCGCAAACTCTCCGTTAATACTACAGGGATTCTGAACGCTATCATGTTTATAACATGTAACGGTCAAGTCCCTTTTGGTACTAACGCATATATCCTTGATCTCAGCAGAGGAACCAGTTAACAATTGGTCGCCTTTGTCGAGGACGGATGAGAGATCAACAAACCAGTCAACTACGAATGAGAACGGTAGATGTTCCCAAGCGAACGTCGCCGGGCCTGCAGATAGGAATCGTCTCAACGAATAGTCCAAACCCTTGAAAAGGTCTGTACTAAAGTTGATATTCCATCTTCCCCTAACCGTGACATGTCTTAGCGTATCTCCCGAGAGGGAGGCATGCCAAAGACTCGAGTCAGGTGTTAGTGGATTACCATAATACGCTAGCCCCGAGGTTTCAAGGGTAGAATTACCCGAGAACTTCGAGTGGACGACTTTGTCGCCCTTCTGGGCTGCAATCGAACGTTTAAGATCCTGCCGAAATTTCGACATGCTCTTATACATCTTTTGCAGATCAGACCATAGCGGAGCAACACCGAAGCTGTAACCGAGGATAGCATTAGACGCACCCACACCATGTCCCCTACCTAGAAAGGCATTAACAAATGCCTTCTTAGATAACAGGGATCTGACCAGATTAACTGTCTGGTCAAATTCAACAAAATTAAGTAGATTATCTACTTGATTTTGATTGTAATAGTTGTGGATCGCTTCTGCTACCATCTCGGGTTCAGACTTAGGAAAGGTAGTGCTTATATGTGGAAAATCCACATAAGCAAAACCATTGCCAAACTCATACCAGAACGGAGTAGTACCCACAAGACGGACGATTTGATCGCCATCAGTGAGTGACCCCGAACTGACATGATATAGACCAATCTCCATGGAGCCATCGAGGTTTAACCTCGTGACAGCTCTTCTAGAGTGGTCTACTGGTTTGGTCTTCGTGCCCCGGGGATTACCCGGGACATCCGACATTGATTCCACATCAGAGGTGAGAGTGACATCTCCATCTCGGTGCACTTGCCCCGAGTAGATGAAGCCAGTCCAACCATCTGATGTTGAATATGAATTATAATAAACATCGTATGTCCCAAAAGGGACATACGTGGAACCATTGTCTTTGTTGCGGTAGCGCATAATGTCGGGGACGCCCACCAGGGCG